GCTACCTCTCTCCATGTAAAGAGAAGTGCTAAGTCGATTCTTTGTTTTTCTCCTTCACTGAATGAACTGTAAGAGAAATCCTCATGTATGGGAGACTCGATAGTTTCATTAAACTCCTCATCAAGAGTAAAGTTTATGTAGAAATCCATCATCTGTAGATAACGGTTTACTTGCTGATTTATCAGTGGTAGATACTTCTTGATGATTTTAGTTTTAACTCCACCATCTTTCAACAGTTCATATGTGAAGTTGTAGTATTCAATTGTTTCTTTTTTAGATGCTAAGGCTTCATAAGTTTCCTGTAAGGTTGACTTGAATTTTTCTAACTTTCCATGCTCAGTATTTCTGTTTTCAAGTTGGCTGGTAAGTGTTTGAATTTCACTTTCCAAATCTCGCTGTTGTCGTTGACTGTTAGCGATGAGAGTATTGTTTTTAGAAATGCCATGCGTTAGTTTAGTAATCTCCTTAGATAGTTGAGTAAATTGACGTTCTCGCTCTTGTTCCTTTTTAATTGCATCTTCGAGTTCCTGATACCCAGATTGCAACTCCTTTGCTCTAGTTTGAACGTCGTCAATCTTATTTAATCGAAATTCTTCTTCGATAGATTGGGTGCATGTTGGGCATACCGTATTATCTGTGAAGAATTTATGCTCTTTTGTAAGAGTTGATACCTTATTAGATATCTGGCCTTTATAGTTATTAAGTTTTGATAGAGTATCTGATCCATACCCCAACTTCTCCTGATCCTCTGTAAGACCATGAACTTGATCCTGAGAACGTTCATTCTCCATAGTATAAACACAGATATCATCAGCAAGTGCATCTAGTTTACCTTGTTTTTTGTTTATTCTTTGTTTATTACTAGTCTCCACCTCACGAATATAATTTTCTTGCATCTCCAATTTATCATTCAAAGATTCTTTCTTTAGATCTAAGGTCTTAATATCATCTCTAACTAATCTAATCTTATTCTTGATAACATCATTCATTGCAGTAAAGATACGGATATCTAAAAGATCCTCTATCACATCTCTACGATTAGGTGCAGACAGTTGCATGAATGGAATAAACGTGCTACTGCCTAGTATCACAATCTGTGTGAAAGACTTGTAGTTCATCTTCACTACATTTTGTTCTAGCCATTTCTGTTGATCATTCACAGATGATCTCTGATCTAGTAGTTTACCATTTCTCCAGATCTCAAATATATTTGGTTTGATACCTCTTACTATTTTCCAATCTGTGCTACCTATGGAAAACTCTACTTCTACCCTACAATCTTTCTCGTTAGTCGAGTTTAGAAGTTGTGATCTATTAATCTTACGATATGGTTTAGAAAATAAAACAAATGTAAGAGCATCTAACACCGTGCTCTTTCCCGCACCATTTGCTCCAGACACTAGGATTGTAGACTTAGCATTAAAGTCTAATTCAATAAATTGATTACCAGTGCTTAGAAAGTTTTTCCAACGTATTTTTTCAAATAAAATCATTAGGATCAGATTTACTCGGTGGTATCACAATGTCATTTGGAGTTATGACAGTGTATTCATATCCATGTGTTTCACACACGCTGGCCATCATATCATGGTCAACCTCCAAGACAGCCATCTCAGGATAGGATTCTTCTTCTAACATCATAGCATAACGACTTGCATCGTCTTTATCTTGAAAGATATAGAGAACATGTTCTCCATCCTCATTTTGAACAGAGTATGCTCCCTCTTTTTCTTTGCCATAGATTGTTAGAATATACATTAAACTAATTCACATGCCTCTCTATAAACATCTGATATCATGTTTTGTATTCTAGATTTTTCAAGATCGATTTCAGATTCCTCTACATATCTGTTCAAGATAGATAGAGTATTTTCTGATTCAAATGCTTCAAAATCTTCGTTATCAATAAGTTGAAAGTTTTCAACTATCTTGAGTTCAAATACATTTGAATTATATAACTTATCTACGAATCTTTCAAACTGTGTTTGATCAGTTTTCTTTCGCACAATAAGTTTTACAATCTTATCATCATA